TTCTCCACCAACTGTATAGTCATATGCTCCCTGTATTGCAAGATGATAACGATCTCTTGTTTGATAGTAGGATCCAATATCAACATGTTGCCCCACTTCTCCACCAATTGGCAGTGATAAGAATCCACAACGATCGAATTTCTTAAAATGTCTCTTTAAGAAACTAATAACTTCTGTGTGACGATTGTATGCTGGAGTTGTAGTAGATATCTCACTATCACCGACATAGTGTTCTTTACTAGCAACAACACCCATCACTAATTGCAATACACCTGCTTGAACTGCAGGGAACCCATGCTCATTTACTAGATCTCCTACACCATCTATCTCTTTCTGTGCACCCCAATCTTCTGGATACTGGTGTAATTGTTTTAGAATCTTTGATACATTGATTCCTCTTTTGATTACTCTAATGTTAACCAAAGAAATCCTCCAATGAAGTTTCCTCTTGAGTCTTCCAACCTAGTGGTTCAATAACAATCTGAAGTGCATCAAGGAAAACTTTTTCGAATTGTTTATCATAATCTATGTATGATTCCAATTCCAACTCCTTTGGAAGATGCTGACTAAAAGCAATCACATCTTCTTGAATTGGATTCGGTGTTCGTAGATAAACAAACTTAATCTTATCACCATCACGAATTGCCTGATACTTTTTATCGAGTCCAAGTCGTTTTAGATGATGATTGTAAAGCAAAGCACCACGAACTTGAATTGGTGTTCCTTTAATATAGATTGGTGAACCTGCATATTGTTTTACACCATTACATGAACGAGGAAATGCGATGTCTTCAACGGACATCTTGTCAAACTCTTTCTTAAATTCTGTTACATACGAGTGAAGATCTTTTTGATCTCCAGCCAGAATAACTTGCAACGAATCTTTAAGTTTGTCACGAATAATAGCTGGTGTGCTCGACTTGACCATTTCCAAGCCCATAACTTTGATCTTAGGTTTCGCAAATTGAACTCCCTCCGAATTATGAACATTAATTACATATCGTTTCTTAGCAGTCCAGATTGCTTTGTCAGCCAAAACTTCTCGCTTCATCTGCATCTTCTGTGAAAACGCATTCATATAGTCAGCAAGTTCTTGATACCCCTGATCAATAAATGGTTGAAACACTTCTTCACAAATACGATCCATGTATTTGATTTTACCTTCTGTGTCTTTACCTTCACAAACTTTCTCAATCAATTCTTCCAGTGTTAGATAGATTGAGTCAGTGTCAATGGCTACTACGAAATCTTTACCCTCTGTTTTTAGAGTTTTGTTTAGGAATGCGTTGAGTTTATTTGCCATCCAACGAATTGATAGTTGACCAGAAGTGGTAATACCTTCAGCCATACGAATATCAAAGTATCGGAAGTACTGATTACCCATCGCACCGTATGCAGAGTTAAGAGCAATCTTCATCGCCATCTGCAGATTGTTAAGGCGAGAGATGTCTTTTAATAAATGTTTCTGTGATTTATCTTTCTCATACTCTTGTTGAATCTTTAACATCTGTTTCTTAAACTTAGAACGATTGACATACATCTGTTCCATCAACTCAGGCATGAACCCCTTGATGTCTTTACGATATGTCCAACCATTTGCAGTTAGAGTTAAATCTCTTCGTTTAAGATAAGATGTATCCACCTCTTGATTAAGCAATTTATCAACGCTGACAGAAAGTTTCTCGCTGGTCAATGTCTCAGGACTAATGTTGTATTGCATAATCAAGTGGGGATACAAACTGTTCAAGTCAAATGATGCCATCCATTTATGCTGACCAATCAATGGATCTTTTACATATGCACCTTCAAACTGTGCATCCTTACCACCATTTGATACTTTCATAGGAATGACGATGTTCTTTTTACGCAGGTGATTGTAGATAATCGTATCCCACATACGAACCTGCGAGTAAACATCTTCAAAATTAATCTTAGCATTGTATGCCATAGTAAGATGCAATTCAATTAGACGCATCTTGTCTTCGAGTTGATCAACCAACTCCACATCGTGAATGTTATACTCAACAAACTTATCCCAATAGTTTGTATAGAAATCTCGGAAGTCAGTTCCAGGATTTTCTTTCTTGCGTTCATTTAATTCTTCTGAAGCAATATAATCGAGTCGATAGGATTCTTGTTTAGTGTAGGTATACTTCTTATACAATTCGAGATAATCCAGCTGACTGATACCTGAGATATCGTAGTGCAGTTCTTCATTACCTTTAATATATGTATTTCTCTCGTTAAGAAGTGCCCATGGACTTAACTTCTTTGCGAAAGACTCACCAAGTTCTCTTGTGATTCGTTTAACAAGATATGGCACATCGAAGAAGTCAGTATTCCAACCAGTGATAACATCTGGATAGTTTTGTTGCCACCAGATGATAAACTCTTTAAGAAGTTGCTGCTCATCAATACAACGATAGTATGTAACATCTTCTCGTTTATTGTCATATGGTTTAATACCCCATGTTACAATCTTCTTTGAGTGAATATCTTTAACAGTGATAAGTAGAATTTCTTCATTGGCACTACGAATATCTGGGAATCCAGACTCAGTAGCAGTCTCAATGTCAAGAGAAAAGACACGAATCTGTTCCATGTCCCAATTCACTTCACCATCATAGGTATCGCTGATGTATTGATATGCGTAGTTTGTATTACCATAGATGGCAAATCCAGAAACATCTTCATACTTCTTAACAAAGTCACGAGTTTCTTTAATGCTTCCAGGTTTCATCTCATCAACATATTGTCCTTCCAAAGTTTGATACTTAGACTTGGACTTCGAAGTGACAAAAAGCGTAGGATAGAAATCTATCTTACGCATATATCGTCTACCTTTATCATATCCAATGACGAACATCTTGTCGCCATATGGTGCTACATTAGTATAAAATTCCATTAGGTTATTTTTCCATACATCAATTGCATTGCGTCCAGTGCGCAGTCGTGAACAGGATGATGTTTGATGACTTCATGTCGTTTGAATAAAGGATGGTCTACATCTACATAGCCATTTGTAGTACCGTAGAGAATATCGACTGCAGTTCGGACATCTCTCCATACATTATACCCTGTAATCTCTTGCAAGCCAAATCTAACTGCCAGAGAATCAATGGCTAGTTGATCAAGTGAACCTCTTGCCCACATTGTTTGTTTCTCTGAGTTTGAAAATTGTTTCATATATTCATAGAACTTATGAAAACCATTTTCAACAGTCATATCATCACGACTTGGATCCAACGATACTTTACGAACATACTCGTGTTGTTCTTTCCACCACTCAAGAGTAGATTTAGATACAGTGCAACCTGCATCCATCTGTTCTCTTGCGTTAAACTTTACAAAACATGCATCGTTTAGTAAGTCTTGGTATGTTGGTCGTTTCTCTGGATCAAAATGAATCAATGCTGCCGATAAAACGACAGCATTGGATTCTACACCAAGAGTTTCTACATCAAAAATAAACATTACTTATTTCTTTCAGTGTCATAATAATGTTCAGAGTGTTCTACTGTATCATATCCTTGCTCAGCCATTGTAGTAAATCCTGAGTTTTTCTTTTGTTCAGTAGTCCAATCTTTCAAATAAGAATTGTCCTCATCGTAAATCTTTAGTGCTTCTTCTTCAGAAACAACACGATGACTTACGATTGTTTCACCGAGCCAATACTGAGAAAATTCTTTTGCTTCTTCCATTGTCACAGTGTCAAGTGCATACTCAGGATGTAGATCTGGTGCTTCAACCAGATAACGCATACGATACTGAGAGATCGTTTCGACCATTACCCACTTACTCATCTTCAGTCTCCAATTCCAATTGACGATTCTGTTCTTTTGCGTGAGCATCACACAACACTGTATGCCAACCATCTGTATATCGTTTTCCAGGTGCACCACATTCTTCACAAATGCGATAACTCATGCTTTCGGCAAAATGAATATAATTCCATTGTTTATCGGTAGCACCATTCACATAAAAACGCAGACCACCAAACTTCTCTTTCACTTGCATGACAACTGGAACATAGTTTGCTGCTTCTTCCATGGCTAGTCGTTTTTCTTCTACCTCTTTGACAGTGACATCTTTACCCCATGGAGTTTTACCACCATTATCAAGCGACTCTTTAGCAAACTCATAGCGATCTTTTGCCTGATTATATTCAGAATACAAAAGGCTGCATAGAGTATCAATCAGATCATACCAACCATCACCACAACAGAAACCCCAACACATACATGTTTGAGTCATCGGTGCATTGCGATCCTTAAACAACAGAGGATATTTTGCACATAGTGCTGAGTCAAGTTCTTCTCTCATGACAACTCCTTCGACATCTCAATATCATAATGATTTTTTAATTTCAGATATGCATCACGCAATTCATCAGGTAAATGAACATTTTGTGCACGACACCAATTAAAATAAGCATCAAACTCACAAGCGAATGCACGACTCAATCTCATCTCTTCAAAATAATCTTCCATATCAACTCCATGTTCTATGGTCTTCAGCGACATGCTCAATACCATCATATTCATGAATGTGCCATTTAACATCATCAGGAATCTCTACAATTGCAATTTCTGCTGCCCAACCATTTGCTTTATCGCCCATCTCTTCAATCACAGCAATCAAGTCTGGATCTGAACGATCTTCATAGTAGTCATAAGAACTAATATAGAAATCAGCATCACCAGCATGACCTGCTTGGAAATAGTTTGTGCCAATCAGAGCAGACTCTGATACTATTTTATCAAATGCTACATTTTTACGAGCCAGTAGTTTTTCGAATGCTTCATCCGAAATACCAAACCCACCGAAGCATCTATTAATTGCTACCTTCATCGATATCTCCCCATACATGATGGAATCTATTAAACTCTAGTCCAAATGTCTTATGAATGATTTTATCTTTCATCATATCTGGAACTGTACTATAAGGGAACTCTAAAAAGAATGGACAACCACCATGACCCCATGATTGTGTTTTGAAAAACATCTTTGCAAGATCCATATCTTTCTTTGACTTTGCATCAAAGAATCTTTTTTGTCGCATTCTACTTTCAAGAATCATTATTTAATCACCTTTGCATTATCTGCAACATTTTTATCATCACGAATCTCAACAAAAATTGGAAGGAACAACGACTCTTCTCCAGCTTTGTTTTTGATTCGACTATTATACTTCACAGCAACAATTTTGTCAATTAAATTTTCTTTCCAAAGTTGCGAACGATGTTCATCTGTAAACCCAGATCCAACATTTACTTTTACAACTCCGTCTGAGGACTCGCAGATAATTGCACCAAGCAATCCTGCATACTTACCAGTGCCTTCTTCAACTGCAACAATCTTCAGATCGCATTCCAACTCACCTTTGAATTTAATCTGATGTTTTGCACGCTTGTCTTCCCAAACTCCAGATCCATCTTTGAGAATAATACCCTCAAGTCCTTGTGCAAGATATCCTTCAAAGATAGTTTGTGCTTCATCAAGAGTATTGACAATGTCACTGGTAACAAGCCAAATCTTTTTGTCTTTACTAGATTGTTTTTCAATCATTGTTTTGACTGAAGAAAATCTAGTGCTGTATGGAGTCGGACAATAACCATCAACAAAGTATACATAAGGAATTACATCCCATACAGTGGCATGAACCATTGATGCTTCTTTAGCAGAGATTGTTCCCTTGTTTGCTTTGTTAAGAATACCATTACCTGTCTGACGATCCATGAATTGATAATCGAGTGGATCCATTACCATCAACTCACCATCAAATACGCAATCAACATCACCAGCCAATGCAGCAAATTCTTTCTCGAGATTACCCAACAATTGAATCTCTTTACCATTGCGTGATCGGAATTCTACTTTACCATCACGAACAATCGCATTGAATCGCATACCATCCATCTTCAACTGAACATATGCAGGAAATTTTATTTTGTCTACGAGTTTCTGTTCATAACCAGAACAGAGCATGACTGGATATTCTTTAATCAATCCAGACCAGACTGAATTGGCAGTTGATACCTGAACACCACACTTCAGATCTTTAGCAATGATACGCTCGAGAACTTTTGCATCATCTGGTGATAAAGATGAGAGAAGCATTCGAAGATATTCAATTGCTGCATTACCTGTAACATTACGAGAAGATAAATCATATAAACCTCCGAGTGCATTTTGTAGAGTTGTCTGCTTAGCATCAGTTTGATAAGCAGGAATTTTACGAATATAAAAATTTGTAAATGGGTCGAGAGCCATTCGCACAACCTCACGCAAAGTTTCGTTGTCGCTATGCTTAGTCAGTTGCTCGATTTTGAAATTACGAGATGTGTTGGCAGACAGACTCTCAAAAAAGTTATTTAAGTTCATTATTCACCTGTTCAATGTGTTTGCATTTTCCATGATATTTGTAGCCGATGCATGTGCATGTCATACCTGTTTCAGTTTCTTCGACATAATACACATGATCTTTACTTCCATTAATCTTCCAGCGTTTGTTGTTTGATTCTTCACCAATCATTTTTAGATCTCGTTGTAAGATCTTAAATTTACGATAACGAGTATCGAACCAACCACCACGCTTGAACATCTGAAATTCTTTTGGATTATTCCATTTGAAATAACCATAGCATTTATCCATTGAGTCACTCAAAAGATATGTATGATTCGGTTGAAAGTCTGTAGACCATACAGTGATTTCTTTAGCAAGGATCATGCTGCATCCTTAAAATAACCATATGGCAGACCATTGAGATAGCAGAAGTATTCCCAGTCGCCATCAGCATTGCTGGCATCCATAATCCAACGCAGTGCAGTGGCACGATCTTTCGCACCCATGCAGATGGTATTGGTGACATGCTGTTCGAATTTAACGATGCATTCTTCCTGCATCTTCTTCTCTTCAGCGAAGACAACCTCAGCCTGTTTGCTGAGTGAGTCCAACTCTTGCTCGAGTTCTTGCTCAGTCATCGCATCATAATTCATCCAGCGAGGACGAACGCCATGCACATCTTTGTAAAAATCGTAGTGTGTTGCAGCCAATTGCTCTTTACGACTCAATTCATCCCAAGATTTCATAACATTCTCCATAATATAAAATAATTATACAATAATTTGCAATTAAAGACAAGTCTTTTATGCACCTACTGTACGACGAGGAAACCCATTTGCAAACCCACTAGTACCAGACACAAACCCACGAGAGGATTTTGCAGACATCGTAGTCTTGCGAGCACGAGCAGGACGACCCACTTCGATAACTCCACCCTTGCGTAAGAATGCTTTCACTGCCTTTTCAGATTCAGCACGGATCTCTGCTTTAGTTTGCACAGAGCGATTGTAAATCGTTGCAACTTTCACTTGTTTCTTATTCATAGTCATCTCCAATTAAAACGAAACCACACCAAAACCAAAACTGTCCACGAATCGTGTCACACCATCTTCACGGACAATCACATCACCAACAGAAACCGAGTGCATCCGATCATGACGCACGATCTTATTTTCTGGACCAATGTTACCAATCTCGAAAACATCGTCAAAACTAACTGCTTCAATCGTGGCAACTTTTTTATAAAGATTTTTAGCAGAGACGATTGCGTCAGGAGTCGGTTGCATAATCGTATCAAGATACTGCTCACGAGTCGAACGAACATCATACTCAGCATCAGAGAGATTAATTTGGAAAATTTCGTATTTCATTTGTTCACCTTTCTTCATCATAATATAACTATTATGCCCTAAATTGCAATTAAAGACAACAACTAAATGACAAAAACCCTACCGATGGTAGGGTTATTTTTAGCCCGAATCTACAGGGTTCGGAGAGACGATTTCTCTGTAGTAAGTT